ACCGCACCAAGAGGTCCAACGGAGTTGACCGACGATGATGCTACAACAATAGGTGCTTTGTCTAATTTGAATGATGAAGAACCGGAGGAGGAGGTGGAACAGCCATACCACCTGCAAATTAGTATGGACCCACAGAAAGACGGACCCGCTAGTATTGATATTGAAATGGGTCGGGCCAAACTCTCCTATCCATTGAGGACTCCTCAAGCACAGGCAACTGAAGAAGAAGTAAGGACTAAGGTTGAAGCCACTGACCAACTTGAAGAAGATGAATTACTCGCTTGAGTGTTTTTCAATCTCTATTCTAAGTGCATCGGGGAGGTCTTCTATGAAATCCCCAATAATTTGGTCTTTGAACATCTCCATGATAGGAGATATGCACCACGGTCCTATTTTGATTAAAACACCCCCAATGAACGCCAGTCGTCCATTTTCACCATTAAACTCCCCACCACATATACTGCATTCATGTTCCTCGTCTGACATATTTAGACCCATACACATTCAATATATTAGATCAACTGATAATGCACACCCTTCATATAGAAAGACATGATTCTCGGATTTCATGGCGACCAGTATAATGGCTAATCCTACTGTCAGAACCGCAGGGTTCTCGGCTGTTGGAAGCGATTTTATTCTGAAAGCGTCAGAAGGTAGTGACCTATACATTGCGGGATATGCAAGTGTGGACATGGTTGACAAGCAGGGTGATCGAATCCCAGCATCTGCATTGTCAAAGGCATTCACGAAGTTTATGGGTAACAAGGCATTCAGAAATGTTCAACTAGCACATAGCGGCATTCAAGTCGGTGAAGTAGTTGACAATTATACAGATTCGGAAGGACGAGTTTGGAAATCAGAAGTGGACGAGCATGGACTCTTTGTCGTATGCCGTGTCCGTGACGACATCCAAAAGGCTCGTGAAGTCCAAAAGCAGGTTCGCAGTGGCGACCTCAAAGCATTCTCTATCGGTGGTCAAGCGTTATTCCGTGTAACCAAAACCACCCCTGAACATGGGACACACAGGGAGATTACCGATTTAGAATTGCACGAGATTACCTTGTGCAAAAAGGGCATCAACCCGGAAGCCCGATATACAATCCTTAAAATGGACAATACAGGAAGTGAACAAGAAATGAGTAATGAAGCATTGAGCGAAATACGAGACAGCCTAAGCCGTGTGTTAAAGCACATTGAAGACGAAGAACCAGCAAATGAACCAGTTGTTAAGACTGATCAACATGCCGATAGTAGTGCAATTGCATACATCGATACGCTTGAGAAGTTTGCTCACGAGAGTGGAGTCAACCTTGATTCCCTCCGTAACCACTTCGGTCTTGAGAAGGCTTACCTCCAAGAAGGCAGTGGCGGATACAGTCACCGTGGTCAAGGAGATGCTGAAGGAAGTGGAGAATCCGCTTCTGAACCATCTTACCCAAGTTTGCCATCAGCAAGCGGCAATCAGAATGTCATCAAGCAAACTGGCTCGATGAAGATGAATGCACCTTCAGGTAACAAGCAGGTTATCAAAGGCGGCTTGAACCTTTCACCTCAATCCCTTGAACGAGGATACCACGCTTACGCATCCATTCGTGATGAAGAAGCAGTCAAATCCCTTGTTGAAAAAGAGTGGAAAGACCGTTACAATGCTGAAACGGAAAATGCATTGGCCATCCAAAAGCAAAATGACTTTGGTGGACAAATCAACTCCCTGCGAAATGAGATTGCCTCATTGAAGCAAGAAAACACTGACTTGCAGAAGTCCGTCGTTGCTGAACCTGCAACAACATCTGTTCGTGTGCCAACCCATGACGAGTTTAACGCAATGGGCAATGGTGTCGATGGATGGCTTGCGGCTGAAGACTTGGCACGGAGGGCCTTGAGAGGAGAATAATCCTTTCAAAATACAACTTGAAAAAAGGAGATGAAAAGAAATGAGCGGATCACGAGGATACCTACGAACAATTGAAGACATGGAGCGACTGTATTACGGTGCAGGAGCAGGAAACAACGCATGGGCATACAGCGGAACAGACCTATTGAAGGCTGACTCTCCATTGATGTCCACTACAAGCGGAACCTATCAGGCTATTTTTGGCCGTAAGGTTTGGTCACAGTTGAACCAAGAGTTTAACGCATTTTCAATCATGCCAAAGAAACCATGGGAAAAGAGTGGATGGCGAGTCGTCACTGGCAAGCCTGATTCTAGCAAGGGTGGCGGCGTTCCTGAAAACGCAACACTGCCTGAAACAAGCAAACCAACTTTCTTGCATGTCAATGACAAACCACGCACAGTGGCTCACACCTTTGACCTCACTGAAACCGCAATGTTCCTTGCTGACAAGGATGACGGTCTTGGTGATGCTCGTGCTGTCATGAAAATGGAGATGGCCAAGCACCACGCTGAAACCATCAACAAAATGCTTCTAAAGGATATTTCCTACCGTAGCACCACATTGAATGACTTTGACTCTATTGACCGTATTACTTCATCCGCTAAGATCGAGAAGGCTTCAACCTTTGGCGATGTATCGGCGGGCGACCACGACCAATACAACATCAGCCGACCTGAAGCGGCAACGCAAGAATGGTCTGATGCAAATGTTGATGCGGGAACCAATGGTGATGAACGCCCACTTACACTGAACATCCTCGATGGCATGTTCCGCAACATTTGGGAGCGTGGTGGACAACCAAAGGTCATCATGACTGGATACGATACTCTTGAGAAGATTCAACAGTTGCTACAACCTCAACAACGCTTCACTGAAATGAAGAAAGTTGTTCCGGGTGTCAACGGCGTGAAAGGTGTTCCGGGTATGGAGGCAGGGTTTATCGTTGCTACATACAACGGTGTGCCTCTTATTCCTTCTAAGGATGTTCACAACGAAGGAGGAGCAGGAATCAGCCGTCTATACTACATGGATACTGATTACACCTACTTCTGCACTGCAAAACCAACTCTCTATCACGAATCAGGCATTGAGACAGGAGACCCATTCGGTATCAACCGTCTAGGTCAAATGGGAATGTTCCACACGATGGGCAACCTATGGCAACTGTTCTATGGCGCACACGGCAAGGTGAGGGACCTAAGTGCTTGATCTCAACGGAGAAATGAAAATTAAAGAGATGATTTAGATGGCAGTAGTAACAAATATCGAAGAAACAACAGCAAGCGTAGTCCTAGACGAAGGTCTTTGGATGGGAACCCGAAATGATTCAACCGCATGGTTGGCAGGCATTACAGGTGTTGCCGCAGATTCACAAGCGGAAGGCGGAGTCAAGATGATGATTCTTGATGTAGTCTGCACAGCCGCAGGTGCATCAGCAATCGACTTGACCTCAACAGGAATTGTCGGAGTCAGTGGGACCCACGGACTAGCAATTCTTTCAGTCAACAACATGTCCGGTGGCTTTGAAGTCCCAACAGCAGTTTACCTTTCAGGAACAAACAACGCTGTGATCAACTTCACCTCCGGTTCAGGAACCGCTGGCGATACGCACCGACTTTGCTTCTTGTATGCTTGAGGTGAGTCTTTATGACTCTAACCTTAACCTACACAGGTGCAAGGCCTTACGCTGAATTGACGCACTTCAAATTGCATCCACTTAAGTTTGGATTCGCTCGTGGCGAGGCCCGAACAGATGTCCCTGAAGCATTCATCAAAGAAGTCATCATCCCGATGATCGACAATGGTGCTTCAATGTGGACAGTATCGGATTCAGAACCTGAAGACAAATCAAAAGCAATGCTTGACGCAGTTGAGGATAAAACCCCAGTTGTCGAAGAAGTAGTTGAAACAGTGGTTGAAACACCACCCGCCACTACTGAACAGTCTCAAGCAATGATTGATGCAATCGAAGAAGGACCTCAATTCAGTGAATCAATGTCAAGAGCGCAAATGATGTCATGGTGCAGAAGTAAAGGCATTCCTACGGTTACGAAGGATACCAAAGCCACTTTGATTGAAAAGGCCCTTGCATTCAATGCAGGGGTTGATGCTTGATGGGTATTATTGAACACACCATTGATGATGGTGATGGGCGATACGCTTCTAGGACTCGTGTCAATCGTCTAGTCTATCAATTCGATGAGGCTGATTTAGCGTCAAACCCAATGGTTGAATCAGCAAAGATTCCGATCAACGGTGAAATCCATACGATTAAACTTGATGTGGGTATGTCGCTGGCTACTACACAGTCTGATGTTGAAACCACTAAAGGACAATTCAGTATGGTCAATGGTGACTTCTTTACCATGTCAGGTAGTCAAGAAAACCTCTTCACACCTATTGGAGGCGTTGACTTCACAGGACAAAACCCTGAAACCTTTTATCAATTTCAAACCAATGAAGGTGCGGCACAGAACGGGACTACAATGGATATTGCATTGAGTGTTAGGACTGGGCTGTCAGGGCATAGCACACCAGCGGCCCCTAATGTCGCTGATGCAGGCGGAACCCCTAGAGTGATCGGCAGTGTTCAACCATGGACCGGGAGAGTCTGTGGCAGTGTCAAGTTTGTTCTTCAATTCCTAAGTGCAAACACATTTCATACTTCCACAGGGCCAATCCGAGTCATAGTTTACTATTCTTGAATAGTAAGTTATTGTTA